CGCGCGGCCAGGGCTGCCGCGCCAAACACATCTGTAGACAATGTATTGCCCGCTGTTGATGCGGACATTTTAGCCGACGTGCTCATCACATAAAGATTCGTTCCGTCTGACGTGATGCCGGGGTTGATCTCCCACATGTTGCCGTTCAGGTCTGCAACACCACAATTCTGGCCGTTGTGGGTTGTGCGGCTGAACAGGTTCGCAGAGCCGCATTGACCAGCGTTCGGGTATCCGTCACTGATATAGCTGATGGCTGCATCGTTAGCGTCTCCGAGCGCATTATTGTTGCTGCCCTTCGGGTAGTTTGTGATGCCTGCTGCATCATACCATGCGCACCACGTTGAGGCTGTTGCTGCCTGCCCGTGAGCCAGTGATAACATAGCCAGGGCGGAAAAAATGAAACGCGTATTACAGAAAAATGCCGCACCACGCGATTTCGGAGCCAGAATTGCGCCACCGTAGTTGTTAGCCGGGGCATTATTGAGCGCGCCGATGGGGTTGTGCGCTGCATTTGTCGATAGCGGATTTGCAAATCGAATTGATGATGCAATGCCGCTATTGTTGCTGCACTGGTATTTATCAACAAAAACGCCCGGCTGAATTGCACCGCCATCGTAAAATGCGCGATGCAGCGCATAGCCTGCGGCGTTGGCCGTGGCGACCGTGCCGTAGGGCCCGCCGACAAACGGTACGATGTCCACAATATTAACTGCCAGCCCGTTCGTGCCTGTGCCCCATTTGTAATAAAACGCAGGTATCCAGACCATGATTGATCCGTCTGAAAATATATAATTGCCGTAATTATCATGCGCAACATCGCGCGTGCCGGGCATCTCCGCCATGCCGGCAGGCAGTGGGCCTGGGCATATACCCACGCCGAATCCCTGCTGGCCCGGATTTACCGGCGATGCAACGGGTGTCTGACCGATCAATCGGCGCACCTCGTTTGTCAATGTATCTGATGCGGCTACCAGCTGAGTTATTGTTTGTTCCAATGGCATTACAAGCCTCCTTTTTGAAGTTGCTCTTCAATCAATATCTGCCGATGCATGGTGCCCAGCTGGGCTATAGCCATGTTTGAGAGTTCTTCGGCGTAGTACAGGCTCAGGTTCTGCCCTGTACCCTGCACCGTGATTGATCCGGCCGGGATGGCTGTGATCGACAAATCAAACGCCAGCAGCAAATCCACGCCGGCAGCCTTGTAGGCCAGTGCCTGCGCAGGGTCACTCCAAACCGCAAACAGCGTTCCGTCCGCCAGATAGAAGCCAACCTCTTTCACCCAGAATTCGATTGCACCTGCGGCCAGGCCGGTCAGGTGGATCTGGGTGGCCGTCACCGGCGAGCCATCCGCAACAGGTAGTCGCATGCGCTCATTGGCTAGCGCCGTGCGATTGGATAGCGGCGCATACCCGATGTCGCCCAGTGCAATGTGGGTGATTTCCGCCGCGATGCCCGTGCTGGATGCGTTGAATGCAGCCTGCAATCCGGCATCGGTAATGATTGGGGTTAATGTTGTACCTGGCATTTATGTCGCCTCCATTGGGAACCGTGCTACAGCCGCAATGGATGCGGTCACAGCGGACGCCAATCCGCCCTGAGCTGCCATCGGCGGTCTGAATGTCGTTGCTGCGAGGCGTGTTATGGCGCTGCCGCTCATGGTTGCACCCATAGCCACGCCGTCGCCAAAGCGAGCTCCCACGCGAAAGGTGTAATGACTGCGCGCCGGTTTGGCCTCATTCACGGCGGCCAGCAGCGTATTGTATAATGCCGCATCCAGAACAGGCTGGCCTGCCGGAGCGAGATTGGCATTTGCCCATGCGGTGAGGTCAAACGTATGCGGTGCGCCGCCGATTTGATGCCACTCTGTTAGCGTAATAGATGCGCCCAGCGCGGCCAGCGCCTGTTTGACTGATGCCGCCGTGCCCATGTGGTTATGCACGTTGACACTGGCCTTGATAGCGGCACGCTGGGTGGCCTCCGGCCAGTCCGACTGCCATTGCTCCACATCCAGCGCCCAGGCCAGCCAGGGCAGCAGATGTGCAGGGCACAGATCAGGGTTCCACAGATCACGGATCGGTACAGGCAACTGCTCAATCGCACCTGTAGCCGACTGCTCGATATTGCGCTCAAGATCGGTCGCGCTGGGCGGGAGAATGGATGTTACATCAGCCATTAGATGGCACTCCCGGCAATCGCCACATTGATGGCCGTGGCATAGCTGGCATGCAGATCATCCACCACCAGATCGGTGACGGGTGCTGTTAGCGCCACATTCTGCACGCCTGCAACCGTGGCGGCCGCAATCAGGCCGGCGCGAGTGATATCATGGCCAAGTGCATGATGGGCGTTGCAATAATCTGTTACTGCCTGCAATGACGCCGCTTGCACCGTGACCGGATCGGGGCCGGGATATACAGTCAGATCGATTGCGACGGCGTAGCTCACAATTTGCGCAGCCTGCACAATCACATGATCGGTGAGCGGGCGAACATCGTCGGCATTGCACGTGGCCACCACTGCATCCAGTACGGCTTGAGTCGGCGTGCCGCTGCCGGAGCGGGACAATACAGTGATCACCACATCACCCGGATTCGGACTGGTGATGCTCACATCCAGCACATCCGGATCGGCGGACAGGGCATGGAATTTATATTGATTCACCGGCCCTGCCGTGGTGCGTGAGTACAGCGACAGCCGGATGCGCTCGCGATATGCGTTATCCAGCTCCATCACAGCCGCCACCGGCGGTGTTTTTGTGCTGTCGGCTGGCGTGATCGTCAGCCGAACCGCGCCGAAATTCGCGCCAATCTGATCCAGATCGGGGCCGGATGCATAGGCCAGCATCAGCGAATGCGCACTATCATTCACGCGCTGCCGCACGATGAATTCACGCATGGCGCAGACCTCGAGCAGTTTGGCAATCGGGCCGGACTCGAGAGCAGATGCTGTCAATGTGGCATCACGCGCCAGCAGATCGGCTTTCATGGCGGCCAGAATCGTCTCGTAATCGAGCTGTTCAATCACCGCAGGTGCAGGGATTTGAGCGAAATCAATCTGAGCAAGGCTCATATCACAATCCCATCCAGCGCAACAGCTTTGCCGTTTGGCGTATAAACGCCATCAACGCCAACCGTCAACCGGCCATCGGCAGTGGGCTTCCCCACGCGCACAGCGGTCAAATTCAGGCGCGGCTCCCATTTTTTCAACGCTTCGGCTATAGCAATGATTACGTCCATCACGCCGTTGCGATTCATTGGTGCGTCGGTCAATTCAAACAGGCGCGATCCATAATCCCGCCGCATCACCCGGCTACCTAAAGGCGTAGCCAGAATATCCGCAATCGACTGGCGCAGATGCTCGATGCCGGTCAAGCTGCGGCCTGTTATTGCATCCATCCCCATCATTGCGGCGCACCTGTATTGGAGCCACCGGGCTGGATGCCGCTGTGAACATGGTTATCCAGACTGATACCTGCGGCGATCATATCGCCGGTTGATGTGATTGTGCCGGTGACGCTGATATTGCCGGTAATCGAAATCCCGCCGTCAGCAACCAGGGCGCACGTTGCGCCTGTGGGCAAGGTGGCGGACAGATGATGGACAGCGCGATCATACGCAATCACCGCGCCGTCCTTATAGGCGTGGATGGATTGATCTGGCGTGCTGCCATTGGCCGGATGGGCGGTTTGATAGATGGCAGGCAATACCACGCCGTTGCCGATCTCTCCGGAAGGTGAAAAGACCATCACCTGTTCGCCAATCTCCGGAGCGTCCCAGTCCACATCGTTGCCGGCGCGTTGCGATAACCAGGGCAGCCAGCCTGTGACCAGATCGCCAATCTGAACTCTCACGCGGGCAGTCTGATAATTGGCATCAGCAATCGTGCCGAGCAGGGCAATGTTATGCATCTGCCGTTCCAGGCGCTCGATACGCTGCAAGAGTTCCAGCATCATACCGGCACGTAATCCGGCTCATGGCCGATGCCTATATTCGGAGCAATGCCGATTTTAACGTCCGTGAGCGGGCCATAGTTGCTGACCGGCGCAGCGCCGATTCTGATTTGCTGCTCCCAGGTGATGGACCAGATCGAGAATCCGGCCTTGTCAGCCGCCGCATTGGTCATGCCCTGCATCTGCATCACATTCGCAGTGCCAACGCCGGGCGAGGCAAAATTGTTATTGTGGATCAACAGCGCCACAGCTTCGGCCAGATCAATGCAGCCGCCTTCGCGCTTTTGGCGATCGTTGGCGTATTTCGCCACCGCATAGGCAACAAATCGCGCCTGCACATCCATCTGCCCGTCCACGCCCGGATCGGATATGGTTTTGACGCCCAGCACCGCAACCAGCACGGCGGGCGCATGGATAGCGGTACGTTGCCCATGCTCGCCGGCGAACTGACCACCATAGACTTCACACTGCGCCAGTGTCGGAATGGCAGCCTTGATGGCGGCCACGGCGGCGGACTGAAGTTCGGTGAGTGTCATCAATATCCTCTCAGATTATCGCGGCCAAACACTTTTGCAGGGCCGGACATGACCGGAATATTCGCAGGCGCTGTTGTGGCGCCATTCGAATCAAGGCCGAGATGGATAATGCCTTTTGATACATCCTTCAGCTTGGTGATAGCATCATTGTAGCGCTGACGAACATGCTCAGTCGGGGCATCATCGTAGAGGTGATAACGCGCCATATGCAGCGCCAACTCAGCAATCAACTCAGGAACCGATGGCATCGGCAAGGCATAACGCGATTGCACATACCCGTTAATCTCTGATGTGGCAGCCGCAATAGCTGAATCCAGCACAACATCATCAATTACACCTACTGGTGGATTAGCGCGATCAGTCAGATCAATCAGCTCATTAACACCGAAGCGATCAATCATGGCTTGTTTTGTAGTATACATGTCATCCCCTTCGGTATTTGGTTTTGCTGTTAAGGGCGGGGCTGTATCACCCCGCCCGGACTTCTTGTTAACGCGTCCTAGCTGTTACTGCCGGAGCCGCCGGACTTCTGCTTGATAATCGTCACGCCTTCTGCGCCTTTCAGGGCGGCTGCGGTCAGGTCAACGGTGTGCTCTCCCTGCGCCAGATGGCCGATGCCTGGCAGGCTCAGGCCATTGTGCGGTTTAATCTTGATTCGAATTGCCATGTTATTTCTCCTTGTTGAATAGATTGA